AGTGAAAGATACGCTGTCAGTACTCTTGTTATACATATAAAGCTTTTCAGCTTTATAGTGTGTTTTGAGTGTATCAACGACATGATGTCTTACTCTCAAGATAGTGCTTTTCAGAACGTCTTTACTCTTATTCAATTCACGTTTATGAAAGCAATCTTTAACATTAAGATTCTTAATGATGAATGTTGCAATCTGTGTGACAGTAAAGCTTTCAGACTGAGCGCTTGCGCAAGCAAGAGCGCTTTCAACTATAGACGTTTTACTGATTTGATTCTTGAATAACGTTCTTGTAATCTCAAGAGTCTCACTAAAATCAGTCTTGAGATTAACTTTAAGATTGAAAGATTTTTTGTTAATAGTTGCTGATTTTGTTTCTGCTTTCACGATTGACTGATTGCTTTCTTTGTTAGCGTCGTTAGTCATTTTTACACTCTCTTTGCGCTTTGCGCTTTATAATTATAAGTGTGATTATTCACACTTACGTGTAGCTATTCTAATGAATTCAACTGCATCTTTGTAAGAGAAGTTCTTATGTGCATATACATAAATCTCATGATTAATCTGTTTTTCGCTTTTTGCAATCTCTGTTTTGTTTTGTTTTTTGTTTTTCATGATGCACTCGCTTTTTAAAATTAGTGTTTATACTCAATAGCTACGTAGTGACCGCACCTCATTTTATTTTCCATTTTGGGAACTTTTTTCTCCATTCCCTATTAATTATTTTTTATGATTTTATACAGAACTCTTTTATACTCTTGAATGCAAATGTAGTACATTGATATTACTACATATTTCCGTTTTTCTTTTTACCTTTAATTGTTAGCTCCAATACGTCCCTGTATATTTGGTGGGATTCCTAAACACTCCACTCACGTAAAGAAATTCAAAAACCTTGACACCTCTCCTGATTTGAACTATCATCCTTAATTAAAAAGGAGATCCTATGAAAGATATCGGAGATATGACAATCTATAAAGGTAAACTGGGCGACGTCCAACTAATAATGTGGGATGCTTTACCCGACTGTGTTGAAGAATGCCCAATCTATACTACTTGTCCTTATGCAAGTATGCAGAGACGGAGATTGAAATGCGAAATGAGGAGAAGGTATCTCGAATCAGTTATGGGTTCCCTGGAAAAGGGTGTCCAGAAAAAAGATGAAATGAGTTCTCTCACTATCGGACTTCTTACCGCTCCCTTGTTTAATCATCTTATTTCTTTTAAAATATTTGCCCATAGTTTACAACACTCCGTAATGTCAGGACGGAAAGTCCACCCGATATATAAGGAAATAAGAGCTACCATAAAAGAAATAAATGGTTTGTTGAAAGATTTAGGATTAACAGCAGATGGGAAAAGAGGTAATTATTTGGACGGAGATTCCGATTATTATGATACCATGATTCAGAAAGGACAAATGGTACAATGAATACAATTAATGGTGTAATTCATTTAGGATCGGAATTCGTTAATAAAGGTATGGATTCAATTGGTGTCCGATATATTGGAGATACTTGGGATGGTATATTTGAACCGGTATATTTTAATCGGGAACTTCCTCCCGAATGTTTAGATAATGAGGTATTGCAATGCAAGAAAGACCAAAACTTAAAAGAAGAAAGAAAGCACCTATAACCTATCAAAGTGGTGGTGAAGGTTTTATAAAGTGGGTGGAAGAGTTCGTCCGGATAAAGATTTACATTGATGGGATTGCTGTCTGGTGTCCTATGAATAAATTACCTACTAAGATTAATCCAGAAACTGGAAGATGTTCCAAGGATATGTGGGACTTCCAAAAAACAGTAGCAATGTCTGCGCTTAAAATGAGTGATGGGAAGTTCATCAAAAGATTAATAGTTCTTTGTTGGATGCGAGGGGAAGGTAAATCCTTATTTGTTTGTCTTATTCAGTTATGGAAGTTTTTCAATTTCCCTGCGCAACAAATAATGCTTGGTGCTAACTCCAAAGATCAGGTTAAATTCGTCCACTATGATATTATGAGGGATATCATTCTTAATTCACCTAAGCTTGTTAAAGTTGTGGGAGAAAAGAATGTACAGGAGAAGGAAATTCGTCTCCGTAATGCTAAAGGACATATTGTCAGTATTATCAGGAGTATTTCAAGCTTTAGTGGTATTGTATCCAATATTACTGGTTACACTTTCTCTGAAATATTTGATATGAAGAATCCAAAGTTCTTTACTCAATTAGATGGATCAATAAGAAATATACCTAATGCATTGGGTGTAATTGATAGCACCGTATCTGCGAAAGATCACATCCTTTACCGATTGTTTGATACTTGGAGAAAAGGTTTAGATCGTTCTTTATTATTTTCCCATCGGGATTCTCCTAAAGCCAGTCATAAAGATTTTACTAATCCAGAAATGACCCAAGAACAATTGAACTCTTATAAGGTTAAATTCCCTTCCAGAGAGTTCGCAATGTATTTCAAGAATACTTGGGATGCTGGTTCAAAGAAGATGTTTACGGAAGATAAGTTCTTGGCTACTAAATATATTGGATTCAGAAATTCTCTCGGGGAACAGAATAAAGTTATTGCCACTATTGAAGCTCACCTTAAAGCAAGAGAAGAAAATAAAATACCATTCGATGAAGTATTTGAGGATACTACTTATGATCGGATGAATTCTGATCTCCAACCTATAGATCAAATATATGAGTTAAAAACTTCTTTCAATCAACCCAGAAGTATTACAATGGATGAACTTGAAAAATTAGGTAGGGTATACAATACTGATTTCGCTTTACAAGTTGGAGTTGATAGGGCTGATCCGATGAAACAAGATATTACACATGGAGCGAGGACTATTGTAACTTTGATAGCAAAAGGATTACCTGGTAGTAAGAATAATCCTGCTATTCTTCTTCAAGAAGATACAACAGTTATGAAGTACATGCATTTTCTTATAGCCTTAAAACATGTGGAACATAATGACATTAATACGATCAAAGAAATTATTGAAGGGTGGGTTGAAGATTATGATGGTGTTCAATCATTATGTACTGAGCGGTGGGGTATGTGGGATATCGGAGACTGGTGTGAGGACTTAGAAATTAAGTTTTTTCCACTGACAGCATCTTACCCCGTTCAGAGGGATGGATTCTCTGAACTCTTTGCTATTATTAACGAGGGAAGATTTAAGAGCCCTCCCCTTGTTGTTAGAGGTAGTAAGAATGATAGTATTTTAGAAGAAGAAGTCTTGATTTTTGATCACGATCCTGTTAGAAAGTTCTATGGCAGTCCTGAAAAGAGAGAAAAGCTTGGTGTTCAGGATGATACAATGTTTAGTATTAATTGGGGAATTTATGGAGGGAGGTTTCTTGGAGTTGATGATTTTATAAGTAGAAATGTTATCACTTCCCTTGGAGAATTCCATGAAGATAAAAAATCACTTGTAGGGAGTTATTAATGAAACAATTATCCCAGGAAGAATTTAATGCAGCAATAGATGAAATGCCGGATGATGTAATTCAATATGCGGCACAAGCTTTTGCTCCGTGGCAATCACCAGTCAAAGAAAATGGAACAGAACTTGTGGATGAAGATGGTTTTGCCATCGGTGTTTCTGTTAATGACTTTAAGCAGTTTCCACAACTTCAAAAATCATGTTGGGAAAAGTTTAATACGAATCCACATCTGAATTCTCATGTTCGAGATGTTATGGGAAATATTACAGGGTATGGGTGGGATACCGCTTCTGAGGTTGAGGCTATTGATGCTGTTATTTATGATGAAATGTATGATGTAAGGAATGAATTGTTCAAAAACATTCCCAAATACGTTGCAAGGAGTGAAATTGAAGGTGAATTATTCCTTGCTTTGACTGTTCATACTGATGGTTTTGTGGAAGTTGATTTTATGGACCCATCTTCTTTAAAAGGAGGCGGTGATTATGATTCTGGTATCTATTTTCATCCAAATAAGCTTACAATGCCACTTTTTTATTCATTTGAGATAAAGAATGGGACAAAAAAGGCAGAAACTCAACTTTTTCCGTCCATTTACATTGCTCATTACCCAGAATTTGCTAAATTAATTACAAAATCGAGCAAAATTACCAATAATATGTTAAGAACAGCTCGTTCTGGGTCAAAAAAATACAAGTCTGTAGGGGGTTATAAGACGTTTATTGTTGCTTGGGATAGAGGTTTTCTTACTCCCAGGAATTTGTCACATATATCCACAACTCTTGAATGGATTAATCATTACGTGAATTTAAAGAAATGGGAGATAGATCATAAAAAATCAGCTGGATCTTATCTTTGGGTAGTCAAATTAACTGATACTAAGGCTTTTAGGACGTGGTTAAAGATGACTGATTCCCAAAAAGCAGACACTGGATTGACTGCTAAGAAGACTCCAGGTGGTACTTTAATACTTCCACCCGGGGTTGAAATAGCTGTTGTTAATCCAAGTCTTCCAAATATCTCTGAACAAGATACTGATATCATGCATATGATAACTTCTGGGCTTAATAGACCAGAAGATATGGTTACTGGACAAACGAAAGGTGATACTTTTTCTGGTATAAATGCATCCAGAGGGCCTCAAGCTGATCGTGGTCAACATGAAATAGCTTTTTTTGAACGATTTATTAAATATGATTTCTGGAGAAGTATATTTATACTTAAAAATAAGATAGATAATTTTCCTTTAAAGTATAAAGTAAGGAAAGCTTATGAATTCAAAGATAAGGAGGCTAAATTTAAGAATGTTATCTTTCCACCTTGGGAATTGATTGATTTTGATTTTCCGATGTCTGAAATTGGAGATGTTGAAGGAAAAGCCAGAGCTTATCTTGGTGTCAAGCACCCAAGTGTTGTTGAGGTTCTTGGTATACCAAGATCCATTATTGCTAAGAAACTTGGTTTTGCAAAATACATGAAAAATAGGTTGCAGTACGAAACAGAGGAAGAGGAATTACCTGATCTTCCATTGACTGCTGAATTAGATTCTATCCAAGAAGGTGCGCAAGAACCCACTTTACCAGAGAATCAAAATCAACCTGCAGATCCGAAGAAACCAGTGGATTCTGTTAAAAAAGTTCAGCTTAATAGGAGGAAAAAATGAAAGTTTTTTCAAGAAATTATGTAATTAGGCAAGGTTCTGATTTTTTAGAAGAAATTTTATTATCTGATATTTATGTAACTTTGGATGAAGCTTTAACATATACAGTTGAAGGCGGAATGAAGCTGGCTGCGGATGATTCCGAGGTTGGAGTTATAACAGGAGTACTATCTTCTTCTAATACCATTCTTACACTTTCAATGCTTGCAGTAGATACAACAGCATTAACCAGTTCAGGAAATTATAATTATGCTATTGACATTACTAATGCCGGTGTTGTACAAACTGTTATTGAAGGTACTATTTTAGTAAAAGATGATGTATCAAAAACAACTTAAATTTATTATGAAAGGAGGACACATGTGAAAAAGTTTTTAGCTTCTTTACTTAATGAACCGTGGTTGGTTGAAGAAGCATGGCTTGAAATTATGGTTCAGAGTTTCTTGGGGGATGATCTTTCTATAGATCCAGAAGCCCTGCAAGTTTTAAAATCTGAACGATTACTTGGCACACGTTCTGCTCAAGTTAGAGGATCCAAAGCGCATGTTCCAATCCATGGACCTATATTTGCTAAACCCAATATTCTTACAGAATGGTTGGGTATTGGTACTGTTCTTAGTGATGTGGTTGGAGACATCCAAGCGGTCCTTGACAATCCTGACATTGAATCCATCTTATTGGACATTGATAGTCCTGGTGGAACAGTTACTGGAATAAATGAAGCCGCCAATTTTATCAAAGCGTCTTCTAAACAAAAACCAATTACAGCTTATGTAGGTGGTGTAGGAGCTTCGGCGGCATACTGGCTTGCTTCCGCAGCAGACGAAATTGTACTTGATGCCACTTCAAGAGTTGGAAGTATCGGTGTAGTTGTTGCTTACCCAAATCCCCAGGGTGACGATGATGGATACGTGGAAATTGTTAATAGTGCAAGCCCGAATAAACGTCCAGATATATCGACTAAAGAGGGCAAAAGTGTTGTTACAAAAGAGTTGGATGATCTTGCTGATGTTTTCATTGCTACGGTTGCAGAGAATAGAGGTGTGTCTTCCAATAATGTTGTTAGCAACTTTGGACAAGGTGGAGTTTTAGTAGGTCAGAAAGCCATATCGGCTGGGATGGCCGATAGACTTGGCTCTTTTGAGGAGCTTATGGCAGATAATGAAGAAACTAATAAAGGAGATTTCTCAATGAAATTGACTATCGACAAGCTTAAAGCTGATCATAAGGATGTTTATGATCAGGTGGTAGCTTCCGTAAAGCCGGATACCACAGCGCTTGAAGCTTCTCATGCTGAGGAGATTACAGCAAAGGATTCTGAAATTGCGGACTTGAAAGCAAAACTTACAGCTTCCGAATCCAGTGCAAATGATCTAAGTGATCGGGTTGTAGCTCTTGAGAAAAGAGATACTTTGCGGGATGAAGAATCCGCAAAAGAAAAAGCTGCAAGTATTATGACAGGAGCCCTGGTTGCTTCCACCCTTCCTGAAAGACTACATGGGAAAGTTACACAGGTTGATTATAACAAACATATGACTGATGGCAAACTTGATGTTGCCGCTTATACCACTGCTGTAAATGCAGAAGTAAAAGATTGGGAAGATACGATTGGTGCAGTAGTACCACCCGTTCAAGGTGTTTCGACTCCTCCCGCTCAAGAATCTTCTGAGGATATAGAAAGTTCGGAAGCGGCTGATCGGATGTTTGGTTATGTGCAGAAAAAGAAGGAGGCGTAAGCAATGGCTATTAGATCCGATGCCCGCTTAGGCGGCGATATCCCTCAGATGAATAGAGTTCCCGAAGGTCTTGGGATTAAACCTCTATTTCACAGTGTCCGAGACATTGCTTTAATTCTTGATAAAACTCTCCAGAGTGGTTACGGTGTTCTTCGTATTGGTACCATGCTGGCAGTTAATGCTGTTACTGGACTTGCTGTCCCGTATATAACAGATGATCATCAGGATGCCAATGTCGGTCGGGCTTATCTTGTAAATGATGTGGCAAGTGCCGCTGATGTTTGCTATACCACACTTGAAGATGCTTATAAATTTCAGGTTGGTGATGAATTAATGCTTGTTAGAGATAATGGCGGTTCACCTGAGTATCATGCCGGTGGTGCGATTACTGCAATTGATGTTACAACTTATGCCAATAGAGCAGAGATCACTTTTACCACTGCAATTGGTGCCGTTACAACATATTCACTTGCCAATGATGTTAATATTTATGTCAGTTCTGGAACTACCGGGAAATACAGTATTTGTAAGTATATCCTGGATAAAGATATTGATACAGGAACTGGCGAATTTGCTGCTGGAGCACTTACGTCAGTCGTTTTACACAATGCAGTACTTTACGAATCTTGTCTTGTTAACAATGATGCTCAGGCCCTTACTGACCTGGGTGCTGTTGAAGATGGGCGTTTCGTGATATTGAAATAAGGAGGGTAACAAATGAAAGGTTCTCAAGGCATCCCCTCTCTAAAACTGGAGACATTAAATAAGCTTATATCTAAACTGGATAAAGCTCCTGATATGTTTTTCTCCAATTTGTTTCCGGTCGTTCAGTATGATTCGGATACAATTAGATGGGAAATTGAATATGGTTCTGCCGGAATGACACCGTTTGTTGCCCCTGGTTCTGTAGCTCCTGCTGTTGGAGTTGATGGTACTGGTGAAGCAAGCGCTAAGGCAGCTTTTTACAAAGAAAAAATGTACTTCGATGAAGAATTCCTCAATAACATGAGGGAACCAGGCTCCTGGGCTACTTATCAGGCTGCTGAAAGAAAATTGGCTCGTGGTACAACCAAACTGGATTATCGTATCCAGCGTAGGCGTGAATGGATGATGTCTCAAATGTTTATTGAGGGTACATTCTCTTACGTTCAGAAAGGTGGAACAAAGTTTACTATTAATTATGGTATTCCCACTTCACATAAAGTTACTCTTACTGGTAATGATGCGTGGAATGTTGATCATGCTGATAGTAATCCTGTTGAAGATATTTTTGATGCAAAAAAGATTTTGGCTGATGACGCTGGAGTGTCTTCATTGACCGCTATGTGTAACAGTGAAGTTCTCAAAGTCTTGATGTTCAAAGATACTATACAGGATCTTCTTTCAAAATCTGCATTCGGGAATGGTGATCTTTTTGCCCAACCCGCCCAGGTTCTTGGAACTTTATTGGGTGTAGGACCACTTGTGATTTATGATGATTTGTATGAAGTGCCTGCTTATCTGACCGGGACTGTAACAGGTGGTGTTACTACTGTTATCCCTGTTGATGATGCTTCTGATTTTGAAGCTGGCGGAACTTTACGTTTCTACGACATGAGTGAAGTTAATACCTGGGAAGATTGCATAATTGGTTCTGTTCAGATTGAAGCTGGTACGGTAACAGTTGACGTTGCTCCAGTTGCTTCTTATGTTGCTGGTGAAGATAAAGTGACTATGAAGAAAAAGTTTATTGGTGACGATAAATTTTTCATGTTCAGCACTGACCAAGAAGGTGAAAAGGTTGCTGAATTTATGGAAGCGCCTTATGGCAATAATAGGCGTTGGGGCAAATTTGCAGATACTAAGGATGAATGGGATCCAGAAGGTGTTTGGTTAAGAATTCAGGATAAAGGTCTTCCTGTTCTTTACCATCCGGATACTACTTTTACTTATACTGTTTATTAAGTCGTATTTTTGGTTACTAATGGATGGGGCACAAAATGCCCCATCCATTTACAAGGAGGACAATCATGATAGTTGTGAAATTAATGCAGACGTTAAAGGTTAGTGAATTAGGAAGATTGATTCCAATAGGAACAGTTTTTCGTGGTAAAAACAGAAAAGATTTCCCAAAGTGGTTACAAGCAGAAATAAAGTACTTTGAAGCTACCCCTAAACGTTCAACATTACTTATCAAAGAAATGCTCGAAAAAGTAGCACCAATCGACTCCGATGCAGACAAAAAAGATGTTGATGATGTTGATGCTGTAAAAATAGAAGAAAATGATGTTCCCGACAAAGATCCTGAATCGGAATCGGAGAAAGAAAATTCCCCAACTTTGAATAAACGAAATAAGAAATAGGGGTTATTATGGCATTAGAAAATGAAGAGGAATTAGTAAGTTTTGTTAAAGACACCATGGGAGCTTCTTACGAGAAAGTTACAGATGATGGTTTTAAACGAGCTTCGTCCCAAGCTCAAGCTGAACTTCATTGGTCTTTGCCATTGAATGACTCTTTTAAAGAATATTGGTTGGTTGAGCGGACTAAAAGATTTGTTACAAATATACTTCTTTTTGAATCCGCTCACAAATTCCAATATAAAAAAATTAGTCTCCAACATAGATTTGCTCAGTATATTCAATTGATCAAATTGATGGATGATGAATTCAAAGCAGCATTAGAAGATAATCCTGATGTTTTTGATACTGGTGTATGGCCGAATCTTGCATTTTATCTTACTAATGGATTTCAATATGATACAGATGGTGAGGATTTAACTTACTTTTAAGGGAGTTTACATATGGCAGGAATTGGCGGAGATATTAAAGATGTCTTACAAGAACTTGGAACTCCGTTTGTTCTTGTTAAACTTGATGGTTCAGAATTAACAGGAGAAAGTCTGGACTATGAAATGTATTATGAACAAAGTACGGAGTTCATTAGACAGTTTGCCTATTCTGGCGATTTTCAATATGATTCTCAAGTAGAAGGTGGAGATATGCTTGTTTTTGATAATAAGCATTTTTTGGTTATGAATGTCAAAAAGACTTTATTTGAGAATGAACCTGTAGACCATTCTAATTTTTTCATTGAAACAAATACTCTCGGTAGAATTTCACGTGGTGGTGAAGTCAGAGATCCAATAACTAAAGAAATAGTTACCATTTGGGCAACTGTTCTTGATAATGTTTATGGCACAATGGTGTCACTTGCTACAGCAGATAATTCTATGGGAAGTGTTACTACAACTTTAGATAGATTTACGTTATTCATTCAAGGTTTTACTTCTGTTAGACCTGGTGATAGATGGTATCCGGATGTAACTGATCTTACAGAATATTATCAAATTATGGAGATTGATAAATATAGGTTTACCGGTTTGCTTACATTAAAACTTATTGAGGATGCTCGAAAATAATGGCTCTTGATACAAATATGCTATTTTCTCTTAATGGGAAAGATTTTTTATCTTCTTACGGGAAGTTGGAAGAATCGTATAAGTATTTTAGAGGTACTGTTCAAACAATGGCTCATTGGAGTGCTACTTCTGGTGGTGGTCGTTTTACTAAATTAATAAGTCTTGATTTTATATCACAATTAAAGAAATGGATGATCCAAGAAAAATTTAAAAGTTCTGAACCGTACAATGAATATTATGGTAGAATGAAGAAAGATTTAGATTCACGGTTTTGGATGCTCCGTGGTAATGTGTATAAGAATATCAGTATTATTTATAGAGGTAAACATACACAGACTGTTGGAATTCGTCGGGATATAATGGTCCCCAGAATTGGAATAGACGGTAAAGCGTATGGGACAATAAGCATTGCTGTATATGCCATGATTAATGAATTTGGTGGTAAGAATGTAAAAGCAAGACCATTGTTCCAACCGGCAATGTTAGAATTTATCCAACACCATTTTCCACCAATGGCTAAAATGGTAAAAAAGGCTATTATTATAGCGGCTAAAAAAGAAGAAAAAAGAGTAATCCAACGTACTTCTGCTAAAGGGGATATTAGTAATGTCATAAGTCAAGCTTCTTTAGGAGATATAGATAAAGTGGCTAATAAAAATATTGATCGTGATTTTAGTCAGGATGTTTTTGAAGGTGGTTTATCTATAACCGGTGGATCCAGTATTGGTCAGACTACTAAAGCACTTAATAAGAGTGGGGCAAGAATGTCCAAAAGAGTAAGTAAAGAAATGGTAGCATTTGCAAAGAGTAAAGGAATGTCCATTTCTGAACTGCAAGAATTTTTGAGTACAGGGGAATAAAATGGATTTAATAGATGTTCAACCGAAAGAGTTTATGTTTATGTATGGCATAACTTTAACGGATCTTAAAAAATTAGAATTAATTCTGGATAATATGCAGTTCAATTATAATAGTGCTTTACCAGAACACAATGAAGCAAAAGAATATTTAGAAACAAAATTTTACCCTGCTGTAAAAGAAGGTATAAAGATAGTAGGAGGTCCTGATGGCTCTTAGTGTTGTAAGTCGTGAATCAGATTTTAAAAGAAGTATTAAAAAATACTTTCTGGATAATTTAGAGACCACGGAAGGTTTAAAATTATTTTTTGAAACTTTGGAAGAAACACCACTTAATGGTTCTGGTGCTCCGTATACTAAATGGGTAATTATTGATTTTGGAAGAAGGGATTTAGGTCCTGTATCAGAACAGTATATTTCTATTGATATATACACCAGGAATGATAAAGAAGGAGATACACTTGCTAAATTGGTTGATACTGTTATGGATTACATTATTGATGAAGATGCAACGAATGGTCTTGTTACTATTCCTTATTACGATACTACTGGTGTTTGGAGTGTAGTTGGTGGAATAATACCATATCTTCAACAATCTTTTGGTAGATTAGAAGGTGTGGATAAAACTTTGTTTAAATCCATCAATATTTTGTGTAAGTGGGGTGGGAAATAATGTTTATCTGTTGTGAAAAATGTGGAAAGAAGTTAATAGAAAGATTGCCTAATGGTTTATGGCGTTTTAAATTTGGAAAAAGAGAGGGAGGAGTTTCGGTTGTGGATATGGAAATTCACGGGTCAATAAAGATGAAATGTATTAAACGGACTTGTGATCATATAAACATCTTGAATTACTTCCCTTCTGGAGGAACAAATGTTGTGTAAACTTTCAAATTGTTCTACCAAAGTATATGCTAAAAAATTATGTCGTAGGCATTACGAACAAATGAGGACTAAAGGATTTACAACAGATTTACCTAAAAATGAAAGAAAAATACAAAAATTCATTAAAAAAGGAAATACATATTTAATTGAATTATGTGGTAGGGATGGGAAAGTATTAAAATATGCTGTGATTGATGAACAGGATTATAACCTTGTTAAGAAATATAAATGTAATATTACTGGTGGAAAATATGTCCGTTGTTATTGCAAAGGAGAAGAAACAAAATTATTACATCAAATAATATTGGGGCATTCTTGGGTAGATCATAAAGATTTGGATGGTTTTAATTGCAGACGTTTTAATTTACGACCGTGTACACCACAACAAAATCAGTTTAATAAACGAAGTTATAAAAATTCATCTTTTCTTTTTAAAGGAGTTCATCGTGTTAAAAGAAAAAAAGGGTATAGATTTATTGCACAAATACGGGTAAATAAGAAAAATATTCATCTTGGAATATTTGATTCAGAAGTCAAAGCTCATGAAGAATATTCCAAGTATGCAAATATTTATCATAAAGAGTTTGCAAATAAATCTGTTTCTGTTAGTATAAATTAGGAATTAAGAAATGGAAAGCCAGCCATTTTTTATACAATCCATTAAATGGAATGGGGAATGACTAAAATGAAATTTTTATTAAAGGAGACTTGATATGTCCCGTACGGGTCCTGTTACCAAAGATACCAGTACTGTTGCATTGGGGTTAGCCCAGATTAGAGTTGGTAGTGCAAGTGCTAATATAGCATTAATTGCACCTCAACTTGATTCGGATGATTCCATCGGTGCTCTTGCATCAACAAAGTTTACTGGTACTGTTGACTATTGGAAGCTGGAATCAGGCTTTCCTATGCTGGAAGATTTGACTCTTCCGATTAGGGAAGCGTCCATGCTTGAATGTGAATTTAAAGAAATAACACCTTATAACCTTGCGCTTGCTCGTGGTATTGATCCTCTGGATGATATTCCGGCAACTGCAACCAAGGGAACTGTTGTAAGCACATCTGGAACAATTGTTGGTGACATTACTGTTACTGATGATGCCGGTCCAGTTACTGAAAATTACACCGTATTTTTTACTGGTGCAACTGCAGGTGATATTATCGGTAGTGTTTCTGGTCTTGTTGAATCATTTGTTGCTGTGACTGGTGCAATTGAACCAGATAATGGTGGTAATCCGTATTTCAGTCTACCTGCTAATTTTTTCAGTGGTACGTGGGCTGCGGATGACAGTTATACATTTAGCTGTACCGCTTTTGTTGCTGGAAGTTCTGCTTATACTGATCCTCATGCAGGAGAGATTAAACTTGGAGCTTTGACTGCACCTGCTTATGTAAGAATGGAAGCAGTATACACTTATCCTGATGGTTCAAATACCATGACCATTATTTTCCCGAGAGCAAATTGTACAACTTCTGTTGAAATTGATTTGCAATCAGAGGATAATGCAAATGTTCCACTTACGTTTGAAGCCAAAAGAGCGGATTCAGAAACGACTGGTGGAAATGCTGTTTGGGATTCTATGACTTTGGGACGCATCGTATTTGCGTAGAATATTTAACTTGACAACATAGAAACTCCCTGTTAAATGTTAGTAATAAAACATCGTAACAGGGAGTTTTTTTATGGCTAAAAAATATGTAAAAAGAATTTGTTATCATGAAGGATGTGAAAGAATTGCAGTACAGTCTTTTGAAAGTAAATGGTATTGCAATAAACACATATCAAGGTGTAGAAAATATGGTGATTCTTCTATTAATCGTAATCCTAAATTTATGGGAACTATCAAAGAACGTTTATTGCATAATGCCGTTGTTAATCCCAAGACTAATTGTTGGGAGTGGCAATTAAGTTTAGATAAAGGTGGTTATGGAAATATTTCTATTGGGAATATTCCTTACCAAGTCCATAGAGTTTCGTATGAAACATTTGTACATAAACTTGTGCCAAAAACGTTACATGTTTTGCATGATTGTGATAATCGAAGATGCATAAACCCAGAACATTTGTTTACTGGTACAAATTATGATAACATGCAAGACAGAAATATCAAAGGTAGACAGGCAAAAGGCACTATGTTTTCTACTTCTAAACTTACTGAAGATAAAGTAAAAGATATTAAAAATCAATTTAAAGAATTTGTCCCTTTTGATGAAATAGGGTTTTCTAATCAATGTGGATTAATTGCAGATAAGTACAACGTTAGTGGTAAATTAATTCGTAATATATACCATGGAACTGCTTGGAAACATGTTGATTGACATTTTTTTTGCTTGACATCTTCTTTCCGCCTTCGTATATTGCATATAATCCATTATTGGAATTGTTTTAATTATTAATTTAATCTCTAAGGAGAAAACTATGTCCGAAACAAATATGAACCCAGATATCACGACCGTGAAGGTTGGCGTTCGCAAACTCAAAGAAATCACAATTTACCCATTGTCAATTGCCAGTCAATTATCTGCTACTGAACTTATAGGAGAGATAGTTGCTAAATTTGCTTCTTTTGAAGATGTGGCGGAGGCTGAAGTTGTGCAGATATTCTTAGATATTTTAAAAGATAATGTTGGTAAATTACTGGCGTTCGTTACTGATGAAAAAATTGATCTTGAAGAATTAACAAATCCACAATTAGAAGCCATTGTTAATGTTATTTATGATTGTAACTATAGAGGAATTGTAAAAAACTCGAAGGACCTCATCGAAAAAGCGAAGCCACTTGTAGCCTCGATGAGGTCATAACGGAGATTATACGTGAAACAAGTTACACATTACTGGATTTTCACTTGCACACATATTTACAGGGCGGGCCAACCGTAAAACAAGTGTATGCTTTGTTTGAAAATATACAAAAATGTAAAATGCATGAGATGACTTTTCAAGCTGGTATACACGGTGTAGATTTACAAGGTGCTAAAACACAATCAAAACCTTCCACCAATGCAGAGAGTGTAGTACCTCTCTTTGGTGACCCAGAAGACTATGAAGAACTATCCAATGAAGAAAGAGAAGACTTAACAAAAACTATGTTAAGTAAGCATAGAAACTGGGCCAAGGGAGGAGTCTTAAAATAATGGCACAAGAAATAAATTTAAAATTTGGTGCTTCATTATCCGGTGGAGCGAAAGCTGTTTTTGCCTCATTGGCTAAAGGTTTAAAAGATGTAGCCAAAGGGATGCAAGTTGTCGCTAAAGAGCAATTAAAACTTGGAAAAAAAGATGCTGTTACGGCGTTAAATGAAAATGCAAAGGGTTTAAATAAACTTTCTAAAGAATTAAAAGGGGCGACCAAAGAGCAAAACAAGTTTTCAAAGAGTTCTGGTAAAGCAAAAGAATCTGTTAGTGGATTGAATAGTGTTTTTTCTTCTCTTGGTAAAAGTATTCAGACGTACTCACGCTATATGGTTGCATCTAATTTGATTCTTGGTGTTATTACCGGTTTTAAGGCTGGTACTGCCGCTGTTATAGAGTATGACCAGGCTCTGCATGATTTACAAGCAATTACTCAAACAAGTTCTACCGGTGCATTACTCATGGGTGATGCGATAACCAAAGTTGCTGGTTTAACTAAATTTTCAATGGGTGAAGTAGCAGGAGCGATGAAGAAACTGGGGCAAGCGGGTTTTAACGCTACTGAGATAACCAAAATGATCGGACCAATCGCACAGCTTGCCACTGGGTCTCTTGAATCTTTGGAAGTTACTGTAGGGCTTGTTAGTACTGCTATACGTGTTTTCCGTATGGATGTAGAAGACACTTCAAAAGTTGCTGATATTTTTTCCAATGCAGTTACAAAATCTCGTCTTACTATTTCTGGTCTTAATACTGCATTTAATTACATTGGTCCAATTGCTTCTGCCACGGGTTTATCTTTAAAAGATACCAGTGCTTCCATGATGCTTCTTGCAAATTCAGGTCTTAGGTTTAGTACAATTGCTACAGGTCTTCGTAGAGTCATTGGTGGTTTAGGTAAACCAACCGGTGATTTTAAATCGGCAATAATTTCGGCAGGGTATTCAGTTGCCGATTTTAATCCCTTGTTGACTGACTGGCGTGATATTCTTGAAAATATCCCAAAAGTTGTTAAGAACAGTACAGATGCTATTAGCTTCTTTGGATTGCGTGGGTCTTCTGTTATTTCGGCATTGTCAACTCAGGGTGTTTCTGAATATGATAGGTTGCGTGCTTCCGTTGATAGTGTAGGAACTACTGCTGAAATGGCTGTTGAACAGATGCGTGGTCTCCAGAATGCTATCAAGAATATAAAAGATAGGTTTGGTGTTCTTGCAAAAACATTATCAGAAGGTGGTACCCTTACCGTTTTTAAATTTTTTGTCCAAGCAGTTCGTGATTTGCTTTCCGTTCTTATAGAGTTTGCTGGTACTGTTACTGGGCAAACAATAGTAACCCTTGGATTACTGGGTACAGCTTTTACAGGTGTCACAGCCGCAATACTTGCTTTTACAAGTATTAGTTTAGGTACTATATTAACTGGTTGGGTATCAAGTATAGTTGCCGTTACAGCTGGAATTACCGGTATTGGTATGGCTTCTTTTACGGCAACTGCGGGTGTTGTAACCTTGCGTAGTGCATTTAGTGGGTTGATAGTTACTGCTACTGCTTTTTTCTTGACGAACCCCATAGGTATGGCAATAGGCGCCATAGGGCTTGCACTTGCTGGTTACTTGGCTGCTTCTACAGCTACGCAAAAATCGTTCAGGAAAATGGCCATTGAATCTGAAAAATATGCTCAATCTTTAGATAAAACTATTTCTAAATTAAGTACAATGCAACAGGCAATAGCTGAACAGGGTAAAAATTCTGATGAAGCTAAAGATGCTGCTAAAGTACTGCGGGAGGACGTGATTGCTTTAGGTAATGAATACGAAGAGCTTGTTCCCGCACTTGAACAATTTACAAAAGAAGTTGATAAAAATACTGGTGTGATAGATGTTAATTACAATACTATGTCTGATTTAAGTGATGTTTTAAATGGAGAATATAGAAAATCTATACTTGATGGAATTGCTGCCACTGAGGCATTGACTAAAGCAACAGATAGTAATAGTGTAATTATCCGGGCTTGGGATAGTATTTTAGGTGGTTTACTTAATAAATTTGAACAGTTAGCTAAATTTGAGCATCTTCTTATTACGGTTTTTGGTGGTAAGCTGTCTACCGATGTATTAGATAAGTCAGGACTTATTGATGGTCTCAATGATTTAATGGATTTAAAATATAAAATTGAAAAACAAGATGATAAAGCTATTGTCAAAAATAAGAAGTTACGAGAAGGTGGTGTACAATTATACAATCTTCTACTCAAAACTGGTAAAACTAAAGAATATTTAGCTAAATTAAGTGACTATCAAATTTCTCAAGAAATACTGGGTATGAAGGGTTTAACTTATTCCCAAAAAATGGCTGCTGCTTCGTTATATGAGCTTTTACAACAGAAAAGAAAATTATGGTCACCAGAAATAGCGAAAATGGAGAATGAAGCTAAGACTTTAGCTGTCACTAAAGAACTTTATGAAGCTTTTGGATTGTCTTTAACTGATGTTTCGGTAGAATTAAAAGAAATGTTAGTTCAGTTCGGAAAACTAAGTACCATAACAGGGAAACATAAGTTAACAACTTCCGAACTCATTGATTCTTTTGAAAAAGTTGGAGAGTCTGTAAAAACAGCCGCAGATTTCAAAGCGTTTCTTGCCGCACTTGATACGTTGAAAAAGAGTAATAAATTTTCTATTACTGATTTACAAAAATTGGGGATGGTTGTTGGTCGTGTTTTTGAGAAAGTTAAAGATAAAACAATAGAAATAAATAAAAAAATAGCTGAATCAGAGAAGAAATTGGCTGATGAAAAAAAAGATCATATCAAGAATGAAGAAAAAAATAGAAAGAATGCCAATAAAAAATTATTAAAACTTGCTGATGATTATAACGATAAACGGATAGATATTGAAAAAGATTTAGCAAAGGCTTTAAAAGAAATTGATGATGCTATTGCCGCAAATAGAAGGGAAGCAGAGCAAGATATAAAATCTCTTGAGACTTCTACTGAAGAAAAAATACGTGGCGTCCGTAAAAAAGGAATGTCTGAAAAAGGGCAGGAAGCTTCTGATGAATATGCTGCTCAAAAATATATGCGGGAAGGTGTTGAGTTATTAAATAAAGCAGAAAAAGAAGGCGATGAAAGCAAACTTGCTCGTGGTTTAGAATTAGTCCAATTATCAGAATCGCTTGCTACTGGTTTAGCAAATCGTAGGACTGCCGTTAATTTATTAAATAAATCCCTTGAAGCTTCAAAGAAAGCACGGAATATAGAAGCGCATTTAAAAGAACTTGAATTAATTAGAAAGAAAGAAGAGGAAATTAAAAAGGCTGCGGAAGATCAGACAGCCCTGGAAACAGCGTATAAAAATAAAGTTATAACTGCCAACACTGCAATTGATGAAATCATTATGAAAGAAAATGAACGTCATAAGAATGTGATGGATAACCTTGAGAAGGAGCGGCAAAAATATAGAGGTAAGTTCAAGTATGGTACTACTGAGGATGAGGATGTGGGGAGTGAAAATACAGTCACAAGAACTAAAGAACAAATGGAGCAAGCTAAAGAAATTGCTCGGAATGGTTATAGGGTTATTAAAGAAGATGGGGTAAAAACGTTTACAAATTTAATTGATGGTGAACGGAAAACGGTTAAACAAATACAGCAAGAAATATCCAGTACCAAGGACGTTCTCTATAAGTCAATAAACAAAGAAGGCATTGCAACTTATTCAAATATTAAAACTGAGGGTGCGAAAGTTTTTAGTGATTTTGAGGAAAAGGTAAAGGGAGCAAAAGAAGAAGCTGGAAAAGTGATGGATGATGCAAATATCGCTCTTGATGACTGGCATAAAAATATTGAGGATATTGGTGATTCTGCCATAATAGATATAGATAATTCTAAGTTGGAAGAAACAACAAAATTTGTGGATGATATAAATTCAACACCCATTATAACAAAAGTTGAGCCAACTGAATTTGAAAAAGTAAAACAAGTTAAGACGGAATTACAACATATTAAAGAAATAGTTTCCGATGCATTTGAAGTTATGTTAGACATTTTAGGGTGGAAAGAACTTGTTGCTTTGAAAGATTTGCTTGTTGACTTGACATCGAAAGTACACCAAGTAAGGGTACATACTACGTACACATCAAGCGGAAAAAAGCCATCTACTTCAAGTTCATCCAGTTCTGCATCTGGTAGTTCTGCATCTGGTCGTTCTACATCTGGTCGTTCTACATCTGGTCGTTCTACATGGCGGAGTATGTCCGATGGTGGAAAATTACTTGGTTTTGGTGGTGGTGATAGACGGCATATATTGGGTGAAGATGGTGAATGGATCATTAATAAGTATGCATCTAAAAAATACGGGGATGCGTTTATGTCACAACTTAATAATATGGCACTACCCAAGTTTGCTGGTGGGGGTAAGATTGGTGAATCTTCTGAACATAGTGGTTCTTCCGAAACATTAATTGTTAGATTCCAAGCTGGTGGCGTGGAAGCTCCTATTAAAATTACTGACCCTGATTCAAGAACAGCTATTAAAGGTATGGCTAAGGAATTAACAAGAATGCGTTTGGTTTACGCAAAGTAAAAAGGTATTATTATGGCTGATAAATTTAGAATATTTTCAACAGAGATTGCAGCTACTTTAGATCCAGATAATGCTGGCCCAGCTCCTGCAACAAATATTGTGTTTGACCAAGATCCACATCATGGAGTTTATGAGCAGATTTCATCTGCTAATGATAGAGGTTCAGTTATTCAAACTTTGGGTGGCTCTATCATTCAAGATTTTGGTACTAACATTCAGGATAAAATTATTTCTTTTTCGGATACTGATGCTTTACAACAAGCAACAATAACTGATTTAATTGCTGCCTACGCTATTGTAGATGAAGAATGGTATTTTACAGATGGTTATGGGTGTTGGACAGTGCAATTTAGCAGGTCACCAAGTGGATTTGTTTACTTTAGAAATTTATTATTCTCGGAACAAGATTTGCATGTTTTTAGTTATTCAATTAATTTATTAGTACGTAGTCAGGAGATATAAATGCCACTTGATTGGGACGTAAAATTAGACGCTGTATCAATACGAGACGAAATTGCGAGCTTTACTATTCGTGAATCTAAAGGCTCGTATGTGCGAGAGTTAACTCTATTCTCCGCTAACCCGAATTTTTATGATTTATTTGGGTACACTGCTTTGCCTACTCCCAGAATTGAGGTTCTCACTAAAGTAGATGTTGATTGGGTATCTCAGGGATTTTTCTTTATTGAAAATCCTGCATTACGAGTATCTCCAGCACAAATGATTAGTCCGAGTGTGTGGGGTCGTTCAATTACTGCTAAAGCAGGTCCTCCCTTTGCTTCAAAAATAACGCAATATTACGAAGAAGATACTAATTTTTTAGATGTGGTAACAGACATGGCGAGTAGATGCGGGCTATCTATTACTTCAGAATTACTTAATTACGGCATTATTGCAAATACATACGTTATAGATGAAAAATATCCAATTGATGTTATTACTGAATTAGCAGAGTTTGCTGGTGGTTATGTAACTTGTACATTAGATGGGGAATTGCTTGTTAAACATAATATTTTTCATCCAGTTACGGCAGATTATACTTTTACTGATTCAGTTATTGCAAATATTTCTGAAAATATAATTCTGCCAGATTTTGGTAATCGAGTTCGTATAAGTGCCATTGGGGGCGTTGGTACTGGGTATCAAGTGACAGTGGTTGCTGTAGGTGACGGTGCTTGTTTAGCCGCGGATAATGTAGCACAGGGAACTTTATTGGCTTTTGTTTCTGATACTAATAATAATGCGGTACCAGATAATACATTAGTTGAATGGTCAACTGAATCTGGTGTTACTTTAGATGTTCCCATATCGAATACCGGTAATTTTTTATTAAATAACCAAAAACATAATGCAAATGATTATTATTCTGTTGATGTTGATTTCCCAATTATTGATGTAATTGGTATTTGGGCATATGCTGATGGTAATAATCGGGTTAATTTTTGGGATCCAACTACTGGTTCAATAAATGAAAAAACCATTACAATTGGTCGGTCGTTTTCTTTTTGCGATCAAGCATTAAGAATTTCGTATATTACCGGAGGTTGCGCTGTAAATGTAATAACTGCTGGATTCAATGCTAAAGATGTAGAAGTTAAAGCTTCAGTTGAAGGTGCTGAAGGTACACTTGATGTTAAGTTAGGAAATACTTGTGCATGTGGGTCAAGTTTAAGTGCCAGGATAAACCCATCTGATCCTATTTGTTTAGGAAATATGGCTTATATTTTAATTTGGGGCACTATGAATAATAAGCCCGCTGAGGGGTATTCCGTTACTGTTAGGAAGACTATCGGTTGTGGGGAATTATCAAGTGAAAATAAAATACTTAAACGGGCAAGCATAACCAATGAATCCAGTTATGTTAAAAATATAGTTTCGGGTGTATCTCAGGTTGAAACTACGATACACCCTTCACCTTTAGCAATCCCGGCAGTTTACTTACAATCTGATGAGACAAAAAGTAATAATTTGTATCAATCACATTCTGGTCTGGTGATTGATTTAGATACAATTCTTTCAACTGGAACTGAAGTCGGTATTGATTACGTTGCCGCTGGTGCCAGTTTGGTGTCATGGCGGACTATGGATGCCATTGCAGATTGTGAGGCTGAGATTGTAATTACTATGGCAGACGGGACTGAGGCCGGCTTACGGCAGGTATTAAATATGTCTGCCAAAGATTGCACTGTGCCTGATGATATACCAGATTATAATGAAGATGTTTCAGATTTCGACCCCGATTCGTTTGACGGTGGCGACAGTAATAGTGGAGGTTTTAGAGATTCTGGTAGTAATCAATCTGGTAGTAATCAAGCGCCATTTGAAACAGGGAGTGTGCCATTAGATCCTTGTGCTGTCACAATTGTAGAACGTGTTGTTAATATGGATAATGCTGGGAGTGACAATGAGCGGGATGCTTGGCGATTTGGGACACACAGTGCTCCTTCTGATTGCCCTGAAGAGGGGGAAGATGAGTGCAGTTGTAGTGAATTATGTCAGTCGGAAATTGATTATAGTGGCGGTACATATGATAATTCACAAACAATTCATGAAATTGTAACGGAGGAAGGTTTTGAAAAAGATACACCAGAGTATAATGAAGCGTTTGAAACCGAAAAACAAGCACAATTAGCAACTTGTCATGAGACGTGTAATGAAACACGAGAAAGGGATTGTGGGGATTGTGAGCCAGCTACAGAGCCGGTAGATTTGGTATTAACACCTGGTGATTCAATGGAAATTGTATGCCCAGATGGTACTACCGGTATTATTGAGATGCCAGAAGGAGCATGTGGAACCCAGACATTTACAGTAGGATGCTGTACGTTTGAAGTTCGTTCTACCGATGGTCAATGGGTTCAAACGTACTCAGCGGGAATAACCAAATGTTATGTAGCAGTGAACGGACCAACTGAGGAAAACTGTGTTGGACAAGATTCTGGTGGAACCAGATGGGCTAATACTACTTGTGGTTGTTTACCCGACAATCCGTATGAGCCTGGTTCCCCTCCACCCGCATCGGATTGTAGTGAAATGCGTTGTGGGATGGTATTAAGTCAACAACATATAGATCAAGGGTATTCTTTATTTTGTCAAGCGTACCAAACGTATGAGTGGCAATGTATTTAAAATGTAATATAGATGTTTAAAAGGAGTTATTTTTTGAAAACACAAGATAAAAAAATCATTATGATGTTAGAAGCTTTTTCACAAGAAGCAGTTTTAAAAGCTTTTGAATTATATACAATTGGCATTTCCGATGCTTTTAAACAGACTAAATCTGAGTTACGTAAGGATGGGTGGCACCCCTACGATAGTAAACCAATTGGGAAAGAGTCTTATTTTATTCAAGGGCAGTATTGGATTCAAAACCCTGAAATGAGAGCAAAGCAAATTCAAGAGCAATTAGAGGAACATAACAGGATCAGAGAAGTTCAAGAAGATAGTAAAAAGGCAAATAAAAAATATACGGGACAAAAAATGAATTTAAAAAAAGTGGGTATTAAATGTCCTAAATGTAATGCAGGAATGTACAAACAATCCATTTGTGGAGGGTGTAAAGAGGGTAAACGAGGGTATAAAATCAGATTGATTTGTGAAAATAATCCTGATCATGAAGTTTTACTATAAAAGGAGAATAAGTATTATGGCTTACGCAAATTTAGTAAATATCACATGCACTGATAAAGAAGAGTTCTTCCAACGATTACGTGATTTTGTTTGTAAACGGAATGGCACTTATGATTATTCTTCTACTGGTATTGGATGGACTCTTCATGATTCGGTTTATGCAACAGATGAAGATAATTGCGCTATAAATGACTATTTTGTAATTTATTCTCCAGGGGAAGGTGGGGATGATGATTTATATTTTAAAATTGTGTGGACAACTAGTTATATAAAATGTTACGGTTACCAATCATGGGATAATTCTACCCATACCGGTGGAAATGTATATGCATATAATGTAAGTAATTTTATTGTGTCTGAGACTGGCACCTATATTTTATGGATCTATGGGAATTTAAACGCATTACTTTTCCTTAATGATTTAATGAGTACAGACTGTCGTGGGGTGAGTTTTGGCAGAATGGATAAAGGGTACGATGATCTCTCGGAAACGGTAGCAACTTGCTCCACAACTTTAACTGCTGGTTCAGATGTATCCATTGTTGTTGACGCTGTACCATCAAATTGGGCAGTGGACAAAGAAATTTATATTCGTACCACTCATGATGATGCTATATCCACTGTTAAAATGGAAAAGATAACTATAAAAACACTTAGTGGAACTACTCTTACGGCTGATTTAACAAATAGTTATACAACTGGCAGTAAGCTTTCTGATTTTGTAGGTTACTATGCGGAGGCTGCAACTACACTTTTTACGGCAGGCTACACAATTATTGGTCCAGATGGAACCTTAAATTTAGCGTATACTACAGGTGTGTATTTAGGTTTGAGTACTACGGCACACGATCCAGACGAATACGAAGAGAGGTTTTATATGCTGGAGTATGTCTGTTCCAGTTCTGTTGGTTTGGTCGGGAAAATTCCATTGATAAAACGAGTGCCATCTTTTGTATCCGGTTTTGCAATTGGTGATATATTAGAGGATGTTGATGGCGTAAATTGGAGATGTTTTATGGGATATTCAACACAGTACGCATGTGTTAAGGAGGTTTAGACATGGCAACTCATACTGGTAGAAAAGTAAGTACGCCTATAAAATCGGGCAAATTGCGTACAATTAACTTTAGTGGAACTGTTAAATTAGATGGATCTGGTGTTGTTCGTACTATTATAGGTTACAAAAATATAAAACCAGAAATTTTATTTACAACTGAATCGGATAGTTCAGGTGATTGGGTATTGCCTATGTTAGGCGGACCCAATGAGAAGTTTAGAATAATAGCCGTAGGAATAGATGGTGAGAACTCTGAGATTTTTGATGGTTTAACAGGATAATTATTTATGTCATATACTCCCCCAACATATAATAATATTAATTTCGTAGTAGACGATTCATATACGCCACCTACTTACAATGCGATTAATTTTGAGCTTGGATCTGGTGGCGAGGCTCTGCATGATATGGCATTAGATATTATTGCTTTTCGTCAATCTTTGACCGGCGTGTCAGTTGATGTTGAGGCTTATTTTGTGACTTTATCGGATACTAAACTTGATTTAGTTGTTTGGCAAGATTTTATAGAAAAGTTAAAATTAGATATTAAGGTCTCAAATGTAGTTACAGAAGATGGTCAACTTGATTTGGCTACGTATTACCAGTTTAAAGATAATCTAAATTTGGATTTTGCAGCGTTGGGTGAAATAATAAATAATATTCCATTAGATTTAATAGTAGCATCTTTAATTTTGGAAGATGGTAAATTGGGATTAGCTGCTTATTATCAATTTTTAGAAAGTATGTCACTTGATATTGTGTTGTGGCAAGATTTTGTTGAACCTATTATATTAGATTTGAAAGTAGCTACTTGGACATCTCAAAATGCAATGTTAGATATAAATGCCACAATTACAACGTTGGAAACAATGGAGATGACTTTGCAGATTGTAGGTTCTATAGTAGAAGGCATACCTCTTGATTTAGTTTTATCAGATGGTACACTATGGCAAGATATGAAACTTGCTTTGAGTGTTTCTGATGGGTTTAAAGTACAACCTTGTAAAATAGATATTTCCGCAGTACAATTAGTACCTATTTTTAAAGCCGTGTACGCTTTACATTTACAAAGTGCGATTAAGGAAGTTTAAGTAATTTTTAATATATTTAATAGGAGGGTTTGACAATGGCACAACCAAATACTTATTGGTTATTTAACGACACATCAAATGATGGTGTTAATTCTGGAAATGCAACTGGTGGGGCAGGTGGCTCCTCATCTAATTGGGTTGTGATTGATTTAACAAATGATGCTTTATGTTTTTGTTCGGAGCAACAAACTGATGGTGATGCTATAAGTGGAACAAGATATCCTATAGTTATTCCGGCATCTGGTGATAATGAAGCTGAAAAAACATTTATTAAAGATAATTCAACAACTTTTTACGCCCAAGTTCCTTTGGCTGGTACGACTGCTGGCGAGCAGGATGGTGGTAATACCAGGTATGTTTTTGCTATTTATTTTGACGGTGAGACTGCGGGTATTCCTTATTTGGAAGCATGGGATGATGATACACATACAAGTTCTGACCATAATTTTTTGGGGGGCGGTACTCCTGCTGACTCAAGTTTAAAAGGTATAACAACTACTAATGCTGTTCCCGGTTCAGCTACATGGGCAGGTACAGCATTGGCAGGAACTAACAGTAGATTAAGTCTGGATAGTGCAGCATTGACTGGAGCACAAAATCTTTACTTCAATATTAAACAGTTAATTGAGGAAGGAACTCACTCTCCAGGCAGTACAACTGATTTAGTTTTAACTTTAAGATATTTATATTCCTAATATTTGTAGAATAGGTGCAAGCCGATGTCGGCATAATAATAATACGGAGAAAATAGTAATGTATTATACAATAAAATTTAAAGATGGTATAATTTACAATTCACCAGATATTAGGACAACAGATCCTGGTTGGTCGTCTGAAAACGGTGCCAAATTAGTTGGTATAGAAGAACTTTCCATTTTGTCACCAAATGGACAGACTTTAATTTTGCGTGGTTTTGAAAAGTATAATTTCTTTGTAGAAGCTTCACAAGGATTCGGTAAAACTAATGCTCGGATTGAAGCCTTTTTCTTTTGCGGAGCATACAGAGGATACGTTGTTTCTTGGGAAATTAATTATCGTACCAATCAGATTTTAAAACGAATGGCTAAAGAAGGCATGGAATATAATGGCGCTGGTACCCGTGGCTGGCGAATGGGTTTAATTGGCGAAAAAGCGGAGAGTGGATTACATGGCACATGAGATTGCAGATTGGAACATAAATCCAAATAAATTATGGTTTGTTAAAGTGTCTATTGTTGATGAAACTTATAGGTCTGTCGAATTGTTTTTAACTTTGGCTGATTCGATAGCAGATACAAATCGACAAGCTTTTAATCTGCTGGTTCCTTATGGGGATAATGTTTCTGTTATTTTAATTGCTGAGGAGGGGATTGACCTTTCTTATTTTAATAGTGATTTATCGTATCATTTAAAAGTTTCGGGTGTTTCCAGTTCTGGGGTTACCTTGAAAGTTAATCCCTTTGTAGACTTGCCCGATATTAATAATGGTATTTATCGGATATCCGATCTCATTCAAAAGAGGGCCATTTATGAAATTAATAAACATACCCATATACAAATAACACGAGATATCGATATTGGTAGGCACACACCACTTTTGAAAGTTGGTGAAGTTTGTCAAATAGATTCAACTCTCCGGAGTCTTGATATTTTATGTACTATTACTGAAGTAATTACCACTGGCACTGTTAATTCGTTAACTAATACAATAGGGACAGTAGAATATACTGATTTAGATTATGAGTAATTTAATTTTAGATCAATTTGGATTAGCGACTGTTCCAAAAACTTATGAGTTCGGAATAGTAATTGAAGTTAAAACCAATTATATTTACGTGGTTGAAACTTTTAAAGGACTAAAATTGATCATTCAGGATGCAGATGTTACTTATGCTGTTGGTGATTCTGTTTTATTAGGTTTGCTTGATGGGACTGTTAATAATGCTTTTATTGTTAAAAGAAGTAATACTAAACTAAACCCATTGGCTGAAAATTTTATTGTTACTAATGGTTTAAATTAAAGGTGGTATGATGATAGGAACTAAACTTGTTGAAACAGAGTCGTTGTATTTTGGATTAGCTCAATTGTATCTTGGGGATAGTGGAACACATGAATCTTCCGTAATTGCGGTACTTTCTGATTCTGATTATTTTGGTTGTTCTGTCAAAGTATCGTTTGATATAACCCGTGATTTACAAGAGCATTATATTTCTCAAGGTGGTGTTAAAGTTTTATCAGATATCCTTTTAAGTGCTTCAGGATTGGTTGTCAATACTGAGTTTGTTGAATTAACTGAAAAGAATTTTTCTTATTCTTTAGGAGGAGATGGTTCCGATACAAATATTTTAATTAATTTATTAACACAACCATCGGCGTTACGAGCAGAATTGGTTTTTACGTACCCTAATAAAGTCAATACCATGACATTGATATTGCCAAAAGTTAAAGTTGGAACTACATCAATCCCATTTGTTTTTCAACCAGAAGAACCAATGGAAGTGCCCGTAAAATTAACTGCTTTGAAAAGCACACATGCTAATTGGGATGCTGAACCATTTGGTAAGATAATATTTGAATAAAATGGCTTTAATCTTGCTTTTGATTAAACCAAATGTTATTACTGATTTAATTGTACTTAGGTGTAAATAATTTTTGATTAGGATTTTATTATGTCAACTGATAAATTTGAATTAAATTTACTATATGATTCGGAAGATCGGATTGAGTACGTTCAAAAAGCAGAACCGGGGACAAGAACAGATGCTCCAGATTGGCAAATATTGAAATTAGTTTATGAAGGTACTACCAGTAAAATATTAACCTTGTCTTATGCCAATAACAGCCCTTTGTTCCAGTTTGTAGCTGATGATTATTTAGGGTATAAATACACACCAATACTTACAACTATAATTATACCATCAAAAAAGTTATCTGCCGGTTCTGTTTTTGATCTTAGTGGTTCAACATCTGAATACACGATACAAGGTGATACTGCGGATTTGCTTGTTTCAGAAGCTTTGTTTAATAATGCAGACTTTATCACTATAAAACGAGGAAACGAAGAATTTCGCAAAGAAATTGAAGCGGTATGGCAATCACAGACAACTATTTTATTCAATAAGAGTGTAAAAAAAGATGAAAGTATTTTAATTACAAGTTGAAGTATAAGGATTTGAT